GGTTTGGGTGGGGGAGCACATTGACGTAATGGTTTCACTTCAATCAAAGATGATTTGATTCTACCATTGGCATCTTTATACTTAATAAAGAAGTCTGGGAAATATCTATGAACTTTATTATCAATCGGAGAACGATAGGGAATGCAAAATTCTTCTGATTGCCACTCCAACACATTCTCATTAGTGTCACAATAAACCATAAACTTACGTTCCCAAAGAGAACGATAGATGATATTGGTTGGGTCGCCCTTGTATTTTTGAGGATATGAAGGTTTGTATTTTCCCTTATACGACATCTAAATAACTACAACAATCTCATATAAGATATTTAGAGTGCCTAGACCATTCCCGAAAAAAATATCTCAGATTAAACCAACACTCACAAATCTGGCACAAACATCTCATTATCTGATTGAGTTTGGTGGTCTGAGTGCCAACCTTAGAGAGCATTTAAGGCTAAGAGGGATGGACTCTCGTTATATTACAGAGTCTATTGGATTGTTATGTAGTAGAGCAGCACTTCCTGGTAGTGGATTTGCCACGGCAGATGTTGTTGGAAACTATATTGGTATTGCCGAAAAATTCGCACATACCAGAACCTTTGTCCAAATGGACTTAGAGTTTTATGTTGATAACGAATATAAGTCTCTAAAGTTCTTAGAGCATTGGATGGACTTCATTTCAAGTGGAAGTACAACAACCACTGGTGGTGATGGTGTTAGTCCTCTCCGAGATGGGTACTATTATAGAATGAAGTATCCTATAGAATATAAGTGTGATGAAACTAGAATTGTAAAATTCGAAAGAGATTATAAGAGATATATTGAATATAGATTCTTTGGGTTGTTCCCAGTATCTTTAAATGCCACCACAGTATCTTACGAAGGTTCTCAGATTTTAAAAGCATCTGCTACTTTCCATTATGATAGATACGTTTCTGGAAAGTCATATTCTTACGATCAGTTCCGTAAAGAAGATAATAACAAAACAACTCCAAATAGTCAGGGTGATCAAACCTCAAGAAGTATTTACGAGCGGGCATCCATTGATGCTTTCTCAGGTAAACTAGATTTAGATCTTGGAATATCGGCACCAGGAGGTTCTTCTGCTGGAAACTATTCAAGACTCTTTGATACAAGTAGAAACTTTGGAATTTTAAATAACGATATAGTCACTCGCTCTTTCGTTGGAGAAAGAATCATCTGAGTGCTCCACTAAATAATTTTACTGATTTGTAAGGATTGTAATGCCTTTACCAAAAATTTCTACGCCAACTTATGAGTTGGTTATTCCTTCGTCTGGGAAGAAGATTAAATATAGACCATTCTTAGTCAAGGAAGAAAAGATTCTTATCATCGCTATGGAAAGCGAAGATACATCTCAGATTGCTAGCGCAGTCAAAGATGTTATCTCTTCTTGTATCTTGACAAGAGGTGTGAAAGTTAATGAACTTTCTACCTTTGACATCGAGTTCTTGTTCTTGAACATTCGTGGTAAGTCTGTTGGAGAAGAAGTAGAAGTTCTTATTACTTGTCCCGATGACGGTGTTACTAAAGTTCCTGTAATGATTAACTTGGATGAAATTCAAGTTGAGGTTGATGAAAAGCATTCTAAGGACATCAAACTGGATGAGAATCTTGTCTTGAGAATGAAGTATCCCTCAATGGAGGAATTTGTTAAGAGTAACTTTGTTCTTGGTGATGTAAGTGTTGATGATACATTTGATGTTGTCACTTCTTGTATTGAACAAGTTTATAATGAAGAAGAGTCTTGGTCAGCAAAAGATTGTACAAAGAAAGAACTTCGTGAGTTTGTTGAGCAGTTGAGTTCGAAGCAATTCAAAGAAGTTGAGAACTTTTTTGCTACAATGCCAAAACTTTCTCATACAATTAAAGTTGTAAATCCAAATACTGAAGTTGAGAATGAAGTTGTTCTGGAGGGACTAGCAAGTTTTTTCGCGTAGGTATGGCTCATACCGACCTTGAGTCATACTTCAGGATTAATTTTGCCTTGATGCAACACCATAAATATAGCTTGACAGAGTTAGAAAATATGATACCTTGGGAGAAAGAGGTATACCTTGCTTTCCTCCAACAGTATATTGAAGAAGAAAACCTAAAAGCACAACAAATGAATGGTTGAAGCATCTCCACTTATTGGTAGAACATCTAGGGTATCTGCTGCTGCCTTTACAGGTAGAGCGACTGCTCCTGCTCAACCAGATCCAGTAACCACTGGTTTAATTAGTAAGAATTCACTACAACTGGCAGTCGTATCAAACCAGATACAGGGAATGACTGCCCAGATGAATTCTCTTGCTGGTTCATTACAAGTCATCAGTAGTAACTTAGCAACATCTCAATCATTAGATAGACAGAGAGAAGCACAAGAGCAGGCATTACAATCTAAACTCGCTCAGGAGAAACTGAGAGAAGGTAAAGAAAGTGTAATTGAGAAGAAGATACAAACAGCAGCAATTGCTCCAGCACAAAAGATTTCTTCTACTGCACAGTTTACACTAACAAGACTCAATAGTTTCTTTATGAGTCTTTTGGGTGGTTGGTTATTGGTCAAAGGTGTAGAGACTCTCAAAGCACTTGGGGATGACAATAAAGATAAACTGAATGAAATTAAGAATAGTGTTATTGGCACACTAACTCTAATTGCTGGTAGTTATATTGGTGTTAGATTTGGATTGAGAGCATTATCTGCTAACTTCTTTAGAATTGGCAGTAGACTTCTTGCTGTTGCTGCTGCGGGACTGTTTGTGAATCCTGCCAAACAACTGATTGAATATGTCATTAGTGCGGGAAAAAATTTAGTAGAGCAAATAGCAAATCCAGTAAAGAATTTACTTGGAGGAGAACCAGAACCTGATCCTTCAAAAACACCAGAAGAACAAACAAATAATCCTGAAACCACTGGAATGGGTGGTCCATCATTGGCATCTCCAACTGAGACAATGATGGGAGAAAAGGTTAATCCAAAGTTAGAAGAATTACAAGGTGAACTTGGTGGCGTTAAACAGGATTATATGTTGAATAGAATTAGTAAAGAGGAATATCAGGAAGAGAAGGAAAGACTAACATCAGAAATTGAAGCTCTTAAATCGGAAAAAACTAAGGCACAAGTAACTGCCCAACCACAAGAAACAATGATGGGCAAACCATCAGAATCGAAAGAGGGTGCTGAAGTTGATACTTCAAAACCACCAGAATATGGAACAACAACTTTAGCAGCAACTGATGGAGAATCTGTTGAGGGTGATCCATCTAAGGGAACTAAAGATACTCAACTGAAAGAAGGAAGTAAGTCCCTTGTTGAAATGGGATTTATTACATCTGAGGTTGACTCATTTGTTGATTCTGAGAAATATATTGGAAAAACTGGAGTGCTTACACCTGATATGCTTACTCCGACCAAAAAAGATGCTGATCTTGCCCAAAAGGTCGGTCCAGCACCAGAGCCAGCGGTGAATGTTGTTCCAATTCAAACTTCTGACGAAACCTCAAAAGCACCACAACAAAAACCAGCAGCAACTGGATCAATTAATAATGTGCCGTTTTTCGCAACGAGTAATAGTGATAACATTTATACTCTTGGCGCTTACTCTAACTTTAACGTACTCCCAGTCTAATGGCAGAAGCACAAAATTCTCTCCTAAAAAGTGGTACTAGTATTCAAACGATTCAGGGTTCTCTGAATTCTTTTGGTAAGAGTTTGAGAGCTGCCAATTCAACATCTTCTAGCATCATCAAAGACCTGTACGCAGGAAATAGAGATAAGAGAAGTGCGATGATGAAACAGAGAGAACTGTTTCAGAAGAGAAGAGACGCAGTACAGAAGAGGGAAAGAGAGGATGTAATTGAAGCAGGTAAGGTCGATTCTTTATCTACAGCATATAGAAGATCTTCTAAGGTTATTGGTGGAAGCACGAAAGGTTTCCTTGGAAGAATTATGGATTTTGTTGGAACTTTGATGCTTGGATGGTTGGTAAATAATCTGCCAAGAATCATTAAGATGGCAAAGGAGTTAACGGAGAGAGTTCAAAATCTAATTAGTGTTTTAACTTCTTGGACGGATGGTATTGGAAACTTCTTCAGTGGGTTTACAACAGAGTTGGAATCAGTCCTATCAAATCTGTCTGGATTTGATTTTAATAGTGATGTCAAAGATCTTGAAAAGAATACCAAGAAAATGGAAAAGGGTAGTGATAATATAGTCAGAGATATGGAAAATATGATTACAAGATTCTTGGATTTTGATTTGTTTAAAGAACTTGGATTTAAATCTGATGATGAACCAGATGCTTCGAAACCACCAGGAGAGCAAGGTCTTGGTGGAACTACGAGTCCTGGGGAAGAGGAGAAACCAGGGTCTTATCCAAGTGGTGTTTATGATGCTAAAAAACTAACACAACTTGCTAGAAGTGTTGGAATGCCTGAGGATAAAATTCCAACAATGGTTGCCATTGCTCTTGCGGAATCTGCTGGAAAAACTGATGCTCACAATCCAGTACCACCAGATGACTCTTATGGATTATGGCAAATCAATATGATTGGTAATTTGGGTCCTGCTAGAAGAAAAGAGTATGGATTAAAATCAAATGAGGAACTAAAAGACCCTAGAAAGAACGCAAAGGCAGCACTTGCTGTCTTAAAGAGTCAAGGTTTGAGTGCTTGGAGTGTTTATAAGAGTGGTGCTTACAAAACACACCTTGGAAAAGCAAAATCAGCATATGAGCAAGTAAAGAGTCAACCTAAATCAGCACCACCAGGACCTGCTCCAAAGGTAGATCCTGGAGTTAAATACAGAAAAGGTCAAGATATATCATCTGTTGTTGGTGCTCCTGCTACGGTTACATCACTAAAAGGTTCTTTTGAAAGTTTCAGAAGCAGACCACACGGAGGTCTTGATATTGGATGTTCATCGGGACTGTATATTGCTCTTAGGGGTGTTGATGCTGAAGTAGTAGCAGTTGCTAATCAACCTAAAGGATATGGTAAAGTTATTGATATTTGGATTCCCTCTCTTGGAATTCAATTGAGATTTGGTCACAACAGTCGTATTTTGATTACATCAGGTAAGATTCCTGCTGGAACTTCATTTGCCGTAACAGGGTCAACAGGAAGGTCAACTGGACCACATATTCACCTTGAAGCAGATACTAGAAAAGGAAATTCTGGGTATGGTGGTAATACTTCACCAAATCCATATGTTGCATTGATTAGTTTGACAAAGACTGAAATTAGTGGTGTACAGTATCAAGTTCCTAAAATTTCTGCTGCCCCCTCAAAAGCAGAAGTATCAGCGCCAGAAAAGAGCACTGATGTCGCCAAAAGTGTTACGCAGGAGAAAAAGGGATTGACCATTCCTGTTCCAATACCATCAGCACCAGGAGGAGAGGCAGCACAACAGGAACAAATGGCAACACCTGGAGGTCCATCATCCGGTGGTGGCGGTAATGCGTTAAATAGATTTGTAACGATAACACTCCTTAGAGAATTGGAGTATACCTAATGCCAGCGGTAGATAGTTCGAAATATGATGAGGTTCTAATTGAATCTAATGACCAGTCTAAAACTATAGATTTAAGAACTGGTGTACAGTCGATTGATTACTATGAAGATATTTTTTCACCAACGATTACTGCTAAGATAGTTGTAACTAACACTGGTAACTCTATTGATGGGCAATCAATTTATCAAGGATTGCCATTAAGAGGTGGTGAGAGAGTATCAATAAAGATTGCTGGTAATACTTCCAAAAATCCTGGACTAAATTTCTCATCCAAGGATTCTTATCTTTATGTCTCTAGTATTTCAAATGTAATCAGTGGCAATCAAGTTGAGACATTTGTATTGAACTTGTGCTCTAGGGAAGCAATTACAAATGAAACTGCTAGAGTTGCGAAGAAGTATCCTACTTCATCACCAATTTCTGCTTCTGCTGAAGATATTATCAAATCATACTTACAGACGAAAAAAGATGTAAAGGTTGATCCATCTTCCAATAAGTATGGATTTATTGGTAATATGAGAAAACCATTTACTGTATTGACCTGGTTGGCATCAAAAGGCGTTCCTGATAGTAAAGGTGATGCAACTGCTGGATATGTCTTTTACGAAAATCAAGATGGATACAATTTTAGAGCATTGGATAAGTTAATTACTCAGGAATCTTTAGCAACATATAATGCTACTGATATTGTAAACCCAAACTCTGAAAAGCAAGACTTTCAAATTCTTTCTTATGTTACTACCAAAAATCAAAATATGGTAGAGAAGTTAAGACTTGGTGCTTTTGCAAGTCAAAGAATGTTCTTCAATCCATTGAACTTTGAGTTTACCGACCCAGAAAAAGGACTTTTCAAGATAGATGACTATGCTGGAAAGTCTAAGAATCTTGGTTCCAAAATCACCCTACCAAAGATTACTCAAGATTCTGAACAGACTCTTGGAGATATTCCTACAAGAATGATTACTGGTATTATAGATCTTGGCACTCTTGAAAAAGATGTGTCAGTCGATGAGAATGCTAATCCACTTAAATATCAGTCTCAAGCACTGATGAGATATAATGTGTTATTCACACAGTCTATCACTATGACTGTACCATCCAACACAAATTTGAAGGCAGGTGATATTATCGAATGCTTGTTCCCCAAAACAACAACTTCAGAAAAGAAGGAATATGACCAGGACCAAAGTGGTCTATATATGATTAAAGAACTGTGTCATCACTTTGATACGGAGGGTTCTTATACTTCAATGAAGTTAATAAGAGATACATTCGGCAAATACGGAAAAAATAACAAAGAAGGATAATGTTAGAAGAGTCTTTACTTAAAACTAATTTTATCGGAAGAGACGGATTCCGTTGGTGGATTGGGCAGGTAGCTCCTGATGAAGCACAAGGTGCTCAGAATGATGGTGGTGGATGGGGAAATAGGGCTAAGGTTCGTATTCTAGGTTACCATCCTTACAGTACAGCAGAACTTCCAAATGAAGATTTGCCTTGGGCACAAGTTCTTCTGTCACCATCCGATGGTTCTGGAGCAGCAAACAGGAGTAAAAGTATAAAATTATCTCCAAGTGATACTGTATTTGGATTCTTCTTGGATGGTGATAATGCTCAAATTCCAGTAATTCTTGGAGTATTTGGTAGGACAAGTTCCGTACCATCGTCTACATTTAAGAGTCCTTTCGTTCCTTTCACTGGATACACTGGTAAAATTAAGAATGATGGAAAGAATATCATAAAGAATGAATCAAACGAGCAGAACACTCAGGCACAAAAGTCTCCAAAGTTAGTTTCTCCACAAGATGCAAAGAGATTAAGCACAGATGGGCAGGCACCAGATAAAGGTGAACGTTCTGCTTATGATGCTATTGGTGATAAGGTAGTTGCTGCTTCTGCTTCTGGTACATCTACCATCACTAAGATAAAGGTGGAGATAGAGAACTTTGTCAATAAAATTCGTTCAATTACAGACAAAGTAACAGGTGCCATTGGTAAAGCGAAGAAATTTATTGATGCTGAGATTGGTAAAATAACAGCAAAGATACAGAAGGTAACTTCTGGTATGGTCAATGATATGGTGAGAAATCTATACACAGCAATGGAACCCATTATAAATCAGGGTTTGAAACTGCTGTATAGAACTGTATATGCCTTAGTTCTTGCTGCCACTGGTAGTTCAATCATCGCACATAAGGCTGGTGTTGCGGCACAGGCAGCAATGATTGAACCCGTCAAAAAAATTGCTGATGCTTTACCTTGTATAGCAAACTCAATCATCGGTGGTCTCGCCAATATAATCAAGGGTATTCTGTCAAATGTAGCAGAAAATATTACAAACTTTGTTTCTTGTATTGGAGACCAAGTTATCGGTGCTCTGATGAATCATATCATCGGTGGTATCACAAAGTTTATTCAACCCCTTCTTGGTGGAATCGAAAAGATTTTGATGGGATTCAGTCCACTCAATTTCTTAAGATCGACAGCAGAAGCAATTATTGGTCTAGCAAATTCCCTATCCTGCGAGGAAGTAGCACCAGAATACAGTTCATCAACAAATGAATGGGTGATTGGAAAGGGACCAAGTGATAATACTGGTGTTCCCATCAATGAAATCTTAGAAGCAGCAAATAAGGCAGATAGTCTTGCTGCCGACATTATCAATGCTGGTCAAGATCTTTCAGACTTGGCAGGATCTCTTGGGG